GTGACCGGCAGAGGCGCAGGCGGGGCGTTGGTGCACCCGGCGCACAGCGTCAGGCAAATCAGTGCGATACCAGCGGCGAAATTCGTCGTTTTCATTGAGTAACCTCGTGATGGTCTGTTCCTGTCGCTGCGCCGCCTCGCGCGCGGCGTCCAGCTGGCCGCGCAGCGTCACCTGCGCCCGCTCGTTTTTATCCGCCAGGCTGACGGCCACGTTGAGCTGCTTTTTCAGCATTCCGATTTGTCTTTTCTGCCCGTCGGCCACGCGGTTAGCCTTTTCAAAGCTTCGTGCGAGCGTGCTGTTTTCCCGCCCCAGCCAGACCAGACCGGCGAGCGCCAGCAGAAGTAACACGATCATCGTTTTCATAGTGCTCCTTTCAGGCACAGCGCCCGCTCACGGGTGCGGCGGTTTTCAAGGCCGGGGTTGCGCACGCCGTTGACATACACCCAGCGCGACAGCTCATTACACGCCTGCCACCACTGATGGCGCTTAAGATAGGAAACCAGCGTTGACCGGCAGGCCGCGCCGGTGCCGACGTTAAAAGAAAAACTGACCACCGCGTCATAAACCGGCTGCGGCATGGCGACCGGCGCGCAGACCGCGAGCGCTTTCTCCACCTTCAGCACGTCGGCGACCAGGTTCACGGCGGCCTCGCGTTCGGTGATATCCCGCGTCGGCACCACCCCCGCGGTGTGACCGATGCCCGACGTCCAGACGCCGGCGCTGCACTGGTAGGGCTTGAGGCGGCACCCCTCCAGATCGCCGATCAGCGCGAGCCCCTGCGGCGAAGTATGCAGGCGCCCGTAATCGGGCAGCAGCGCGGCCAGCGCCAGCACGGCGCCCACGGCACAGCGTTTAACGATTGAGTTCACGGATAATTTCCTCTTTGCGCGCAGTGCGGAACAGCATCTCTTTGCGCCGGTAATACCAGTTCACGGTCACCGTGACGGCGACGCCGAACATGCCGAAATAGGCGGCGACGTCCTGCGGCGTCATGGCACCGAAAAAGGCCAGCAGAACAGAAAGCCAGTAGGCTAAAAAGGTGCTGATTTTTTCCATGGTTAATCCCATAAGTTGATGCTCTCAGCGGCGGGCGCCGGCGCGATATCAGGCAGCTCGACCGCCGTGCCGTGCGGCAGCACGGCGCCGAGTTCGGCAAGGCCCGGATTGGCAGTCAGTACCGTCTCGACAACCCCCTCGGTGCGCCCGTAATGGCGCGCACAGATCGCATCGAGCGTGTCGCCCTGTAACGCGAAGGTTTTCATATTTGCCCTATGATGCAGTGCGGCCTGTCCTGAAGGCGGGCCACCGACCAGCGCATATCCCGCCACAGTTCATCGACCGTACTGTCGATGCTGTCGGCCTTTTTATCCCCTTTACCGCTGGCGTCGGCGCCGCGATAGCGCCCGTAAAGCGAGGCGGTCGCCATCGCACTGACGGCACGCAGATACAGGAAAATCCGCACGCTCTCGCCGTCGAGCACATCCGCCGGCACGTCAGCAAGACGCTTAAAGCCTGCGGCCTGCTGCGTGCGACGGTATTCCGTCAGCTCGGCGTTGGTTTCAGCGATGCCGGCACAGATGGCCTCGCGTACGCGCGCCGGCGAAAAGGTCTGTTCAAGGCGCATCAGCTCGCGGACCCGCTTCGGCTCCACGTCGGGAAAAAACGGGGTGTTCTTAATCACCGGCTCATCACCGGGCGGCGTGAGGTCTGCCGGCCCGCCAGGCTGCTCCTCGCCGCTGATAATCCGCATCATTACTTTCTCCTGTCAGGGTGGGCGGTGGACGCCGGTCGCAGACCGGGTAAAACCCGCATAGACCGGCGTGCCGCCCTGGCGCGTGGCGCATTCTGTTAAACGGCGTTTTTCCTCGGGCGACCACGTTTTGCGGGCGTCGCGGATCGCGTTGTCTTTTTACGGGGCGCGGCGGTCTTTGCCGCCTGCCTGGCGGGTTTCGGTTGCAGCTCCCGGTCGAGGCGCTCAATCTCTTTTTTCACGCCCGCCTGTGCGTCGAGCTGCATCGCGCGGCGCAGGTGCTCCAGCGCGGCGGCAGGCTCGCCGGCGTCGCGCAGCACAAGGCCGGTGACTTTATGCAGCTTCGCGCGTACCTGGTCGGGCATGTCTGCGGCCTGCGTGAGCGTCAGCGTATCGGTCAGAAGCGCAGTGCTGACCGCCTCGCCGGCGGCATGGGCACGCATCGCGGCGAGCGCCACCTCCTCGGTAAAGAGGTACGCGGGCGCGCGGCGGTGCTGGCCGGGCATGGTCAGGCCATAGCGCAGGGCATAGCGGGCAATATCGAGCGCGCCGGCAATGTCGCCGGCATCGAGACGCCAGAGCATGACCATCATCAGAATGTCGTCCTGCGCGCCTTTGCCCTGCTCAAGTACGCCAGTGATCCACGGCTGATAGAACGGCAGCAGCTCGCGCTTTTTCTCCGCCTTACGCTCGGTGGAATGGATTTGTTTAAGGGTGCGTTGGTCGGCGGCCAGCTTAACCAGCATCTGCTCGTAAGCAGTGGCATGGCGCAGCGGCTTATCCTGCCGCTGCGCGGTTTCACTGGCCGAGACCCGCATCATGTGACGCTGTGCGGGGCTCGTCATGGCTTAGCCTTCCTGCGCCGGGTTGGTGGCTTCCTGCGCCGGGGTGGATGCTGCCGTGGTGAAGGTGCCGACCTTGATATGTTCCACCAGACAGCCAGCAGCGTAGTCTTCCACCACGTAATCGATATTCATCGACTCGTAGTTCTCCACGCGGTCGAGCTTCGCGTTTTCCTCGATAACGCGGCGGTGGCTCTCATCCATGAAGTAGACAGAGAGGTTTTCAAGCGTGGTGATCATCAGCGCATCCGGCGGGAAATACGGCACGCGCACCGCCGGCAGGTTGCCGATGCGTTTCTGGCTGACAATCACGTCAGCGGCCAGCAGGTCGCTGTTATCCTGCTGCCTGTTGACCAGCGGGAAGTATTTGTCGGCCAGCAACTGACGACCGCAGATAACTACCATATCCGGGTTTTCCTGGTGCCACGGCGCAATCATGGTGTTGGTGGCATCCATAACCAGCGCATCGAGGTTTTCATAGTCGCCGCCCTTGCCGACGCGGATCACATCAGACACAACCTCACCGCTTTCAGCCGTGACCTTACCCATCACGCGCGCCGGCGCCTGGTTGCGGTACTTCTGAAGCCAGCCCACCGCCACATCCTGAAGCATCGGGTTTTCAGCGCGGTTTGAGGTTGGCGCACGCTTCACGCCGTTAAAGCCGGCCATGATGAAGTCGAGCGCCTGGCGCTTGATGATGGCGTTGCGGATACGCAGCTGGAAATCCTGAAAACGCGCCCACAGGTCGAGGGTTTTGTAGCGCAGGTGAAAGTCGAAGTTAATCTGATCGCACTCGTACTTGTTGGACTCCAGCGCGGCGAAATCCCCGGTTTCGCGGGCATGGCCATTCGCGGTGTCTGCTGTGCTCGCGATGGAGCCGGTAACGCCGACGCCAATCTTTTCGCCCTTGAGTTCGCTCACCGGCACAATGTTGATTTTCGTCAGAAACTCTGAGGATTCTTGCACGGTATCCATCAGGGTTTGCGTGACCGACGGCTGCACGCTGAATTTTTTCGACACGTCGCCGACGTCGATACCGTTCAGCTCGGCAATACGGGAGAGGTAGGCATTAAATTTAAAGCGGGTTTCCTGGCGCATGTTTTTTCCTGTTGTCAGGTGAATTTACGGGTGTGCGTGCCGGCGCGGCCGGTCAGCAGTTGGTCGGCAGCGAATCGCCTTCGCCGCCGGTCGCCTGCGTGCGTCGGGGCTGCGTAAAGCTCTCGGTGTTGTCGAGCGTGCTTTTCAGGTCGGTAAGCGCCTGGCTGGTCTGCGTGGTCTGGCTGGTCACGTCCTGCTTCAGCGCGCTGAAGGCGTTTTCCATCGCGGCGATACGCTGTTCGGTGGCGCTCAGATTTTCCTGCACATGCTCGCTGACGGCGGTCACCGCTTCATGCACGTCTTTAAAGCGCGCATCGTCGTTCGCCTGCTTGCGGCTGAAGATGGCTTTAACCTTGTCGGTCAGCGCCGTGAAAACCGTCTCGGGCTGGTCTTCAAATTCCAGCTTCGCGAGGGTGGCGGCAGAAATCAGGTTTTCCGGGCTCGCTTTAAAGCGGTTAAGGGGATTGGATTTGGCGGTGCGGCAGAATTCGAGGTATTCGGTGCCGAGGCTTGCCGGATCGTCAGTCACGGCCAGGCCGACCAGATAGCATTTACCGCTGTTGGCAAAGTTCGGCTGGATTTCCATCGAGGTGTAAACCTTCTGGCCCTTGCCGATCATGTCGACCAGGTTGTCGAGCGGGGCGATTTTCGCAAACAGCGCCCATTTGCCGCTAAGTGCGGAATCGTCATCAATCTTTTCGGCTTTCAGCTCGACCACATCGCCATAGCGGTTAAAGACGCCATCAGGCAGGATGCCGCGCAGGTGCTCCAGGTTGATGCGGCAACCATAAACGCGCGGATCAAAGCTCGCGGCCATTTCCTGAATATCGCCGGCGCTGATAACGCGACCGTCGCAGGTGTCGCCCTCGACGCCGATACGAAAGAATTTTGAGACTTTTTTTGCCATTGTCAGGAGTCCTGATAGTGGGGTTACGGGTTCGGGGTTAGTTTCCCGGCGCCGCGTTTCCTTCGCTATCAATCCCGGATGGATAAGCCGCCACACAACAGCGCCTTAGCGAATCGCCGGGCGCGCTTAAGTAGCCTTGCCGTGTACCACTTACGGCGAGGCTTTCATGACCATCACCACCGACACCACGCTTTTAAACGACCCGCGACGACAGGCGGCGCTGCTCTACTGGCAGGGCTTTTCCGTGCCGCAAATCGCGGAAATGCTGAAAATAAAACGCCCCACCGTGCAGAGCTGGAAGCAGCGCGACGGATGGGATGAGACGGCACCCATTCAGCGCGTCGAAAACACCCTTGAGGCGCGGCTGATTCAGCTTTATGCAAAGCCCGAGCTGACCGCGCACGACTTTAAAGTCGCGGATTTTCTCTCGCGTCAGATGGAGCGCCTCGCCAGGGTGAACCGCTACGGCCAGACCGGCAACGAGGCGGATTTAAACCCCAACGTGGCGAACCGCAATAAAGGCGACCGCCGCAAACCGAAAAAGAATTTCTTCAGTGAGGAGGCGATTGAGAAACTCAGGGAGATTTTTTTCGAGGAGTCTTTCGACTATCAGCTGCGCTGGCACAAGGCCGGTTTAGAACATCGCATCCGCGACATTCTTAAATCGCGCCAGATTGGCGCCACGTTCTACTTTTCCCGCGAGGCGCTGCTGCGCGCGCTGGAAACCGGCCATAACCAGATATTTTTATCGGCCTCCAAAACGCAGGCGTATGTGTTTCGCGAGTACATCATCCAGTTTGCGCGCCGGGTGGATGTGGAGCTGTCAGGCGATCCGATTGTCATCGGCAATAACGGGGCCAAGCTGATTTTTCTCGGCACGAACTCCAACACCGCGCAGAGCCATAAC